CAGTTCCTCGTCAAGAAGGCGCAGCGCGCCGCTCGGATCAAGCTGTACAAGATGATGTACGGTATCGACACGAGCGGATCGGACTCCGACCACGACAAGGACTTCCAGTCCGTACTGGACGCCCTCACACACGATGCGACCTACGGTCACCTCTCCCGAGCGACAACGGTGACGAACAAATGGTGGCAGGGAGCGAGTATCGCGGACAGTTTCGCGGATCAGTCGACGGCGTACACGCCGAGCATCAACACCTTCCGCCGATCGGTGGCGGCGGTGTCGCTCTACGCCGATGGTCCGCAGGACTTGCTCTGCGTTGTCGGAGACAGCATCTTCCTGGAGCTGCAATCGCAGGTCGAGGCCCGTCACATCTATTCCCGTGACGGCTCGCTCCTGGCGAAGTTCGGGTTCAGGACGTTGATGCTGGACGGTGTCGAAGTGGTTGCGGATCCGTATCTCAGGAACTCGATCCTGACGAACTCGCAGAAATACTTCTTCATCTACAACATCCCCGACTGGGAGCTGCGGCTGCACCCGCGCCGTGCTTTCAACTTCACCGGGTTCACCTGGCAGGGCGACAAGGCCGGCGGGTATGACGAGTGGCTGGCCCGGATCATGCTGGCCGGCAACCTCATCAACTGGAAGCCCTCAAGTTCGATCATGCTGCTGAACTGCACGTAAGCGGTGACGTTGGCATGAGCAGAAATACGGAAGGAGTCTGAATCATGGCTGATTCAACACTCGACGATCAACTGTTTGTACTGTACGACAACTGGCCGGGCGAGGCCGAGCGGACGGCCAGCTCGTTCGTGGACTTCGTGTCCACGTCCGCCGATCACAACGTCAGCACCTTGCACCGGTATGCGCCGGGGCAGAAGATCCAAGTCTGGTGTGATGGAGCCGACGGCAACGCCGGCTGGGCGACGCTCATCTACCTGAAAGGGCTGGCGGTCACGGAGGCGAATCCGACGTGCGCCGCGAAGCAGTTCGTTGTCCCGTCCAACGCATCGGACATCTACCAGGTCACGAACGACCCGGACCAGGCTCTGATCGTCGACGGCTGCGGGTTGGCTGCGGTGATGCTCTCGGTGATGACATTCACGCACGCCGTCACGAAGTATGGCTGGTTCTGGTGCGGTGGCGTCTGTCCGGTCGACTACGTCTCCGACCTGGACGGGGACTACGCGACGATCAACACCGTCGCCATCGGTCCCATCGTGATCGCCGACATCGCAGCCGACGCCATCGGTTTGGCCGAGGCGGCAACGCTCGAAACGCACATCGGGTTCTCGTACGCCGCCGATGCCTAAGCCGCTGGTTGGCAGAAAGGACTGGTGGCCTACATGGGACGCGAAGTAGATGCAGCGATGCACGGCTTGTCCGTAGAGGCTGGTAGCGCGACGCTCGTCTCGAACACGGTGGAGGTTTCCACCCGGTTCTCGAAGATCATTTCGGCGGCGGCGACGTTCAGTGAGACTCCGGGTGCGGCGACGCAAATCTGTTGCGACCTGACGATCACGGACGGCAAGGTGACGTTCGCCGATGCCGCCGTGGCCGCGAAGAGCTTCACCTACATCCTCTTCGGATATGCGTAGGAAAGGCTGGTAACTGAGATGTCACTACAGCAAGAGGCAAGCATGAACGGCTTGTCCGTCGAAGCGGGTGACGCGACGATGGGCGCGGGCAACACGGTGGAAGTGTCCACCAAGCTGTCCAAGATCATCGCCGTGACAGCGACGTACAACGAAGCCCCCGGTGCGGCCACGCAGATGTGCTGCGACCTGACCATCTCTTCGGGGGCGGTCACGTTCGCGGACGCCGGTGTGGCGTCGAAGGACTTCACCTACATCCTCGTCGGATACGCCTAGACAGACCGCCGCATGGTTGGCCGGGCGGGGCGCAGGTTTCGCTCCTTTCCTGCGCCTCGCCCCCAACCAGCGGCAGGCGAAGGAGAACGGCCATGTCCGAGACATACCTGGAGCTGACCGTCGGCGATGTCTGCGACGAGGTGGAAGCCTACACGGGCGACACGACGGCGGGAGCGGCCCTCAAGATCGTGGAGCGGGCCGTGGCCATGTTTCTTCGGGGGATTCACCCAAGGACCGGCCTGGCTCACCCGTGGTCGTTTCTCATGCCCGCATCCTCGATCATCCTGTGGACGACGGCAATTTCGACGGCGGATGGTGCCCCGGTCAAGGACAACGGCACGTCGACGGTCACGGTGGATGATGCGATCTTCCAGCAGTATTCGATGATCGGGTACAACGTTGTCTTCACCGCGACGGAGAAGTCGTATCCCATCGTCTCGTGGACCTCCAGCAAGGTCGTCGTCGTGATGGGTGACGCCTCGGGCGAGGCGGATGCCGACACGATCACGATCACGCCCGACGGGTACTACACGTTGCCGCCGACGTTCGGCGGCCTGGCGGATCGGTTCACCAACGCCTACTCGGCCACCCTGGAGAAGCCTCGGCTCCACGAGGTGGATCCCGACAGCATCTACGCCAACTGGCGCGACAGCAATACGCAGGGGACGCCGTATATGTGGGCTGTGACGGCCGCGGCCACGGCGACTCCCCAGGGGCATCGTCTGATGGTTTACCCGGTCCCCGACGCCGACACGACGTGGATCTTCCGCCCGCATCTCCGGGCGTTGGATATCACCGACGGGTCCGGCTACTTCCTCGGCGGGACGGACCACTGCTTCACGATTCAGGAGATGGCCCTGGGCGAGGCCGAGCTGCACGACGGCCACGCCACGGGTACGCACTACGACAGGGGCCAGGCTCTTCTGGCCGGCAGCATCGAGATGGACATGACGCTGATCCGCACCGAGGAAGTTGAATCCCTCGCGGACAACAGATAGGAGTCACCCGATGGGAGCGACAAGCAGACATGAAGGTGCGTTGCACGTTGCCGGGAAGCTCTCGGCCAAGACCATCGTCTACCCGACAGGCTCGATCATGCCGGCGGCCAACCAGAAGCATCGGTACATCCTGCACTGGTCGAACGAGTCCGCCTCCGCAGCGGCGGATGGAGCCTGGGTCATTCACGTTGTGCATGGTGCAACGGCGACGATCAACTCGATCAAGGTGGGCGCCGTCGTGGCCTGTACCGGAGCGGGGACCGTGGACTTCGAGCTTCTGAAGAACGGGGCGACGGTCCTGACCGCTGCGGTGCGGATCGACAGCGGCGACGCGGCCTACGCCCTGGTTGCCGGGTCCATCGCGTCTCCCTTCTTGTCGGTGGGCGACGTGCTGGAGATCGCCATCGACGAGACGGCCGGCGGCGGGGTTGTGGCCAAGGGCGTCTTCGCCGTCGTCGAACTGGACGAGGATGCCGCATAATGGCCTTTCCTCCCGAGGACACAACTCGTCGATCGCGCGACCATATCGTCGGCCCCGGATGGACCGGAACGATTCATCGTCGCGTGGTCAACGTCGGCAAGGCGGGAATGGCGACTTTGCTCGACTCGGGTTCCCTCGCGCTGGGTCACGTCATGCCGACGAAGTACGGCGGACCCGGAGGCGCCGGGGTGGCGTCTCCTCGCCTGCAGTACGCTAGGGCCGAGCAGCAGACGAAGGGCCGAGGGCAGGACCAGGTGCTGCTCACCTACATCGAGATCGACGCGGGAGCCGAGTCCAATGGATACGCCGAGGCGACGAGGACGAGATCGCAGGATAAGGATGCGCATTCGACGGTATTCCACATCTGCGGGATTGCCTTGACCGCCGCATCGACGGGGATCCCCGCTTTGGGCGACTTCCTCGACGGCGACGGGACGTCCAAGCTGAACCCGAAGTGCGGTCCTCCGTATCGGATTGATGAAGAGCAGCATGAGGGTCGAGTCTTCGTGTACTCGACGTGGACCGGCCTGAACCCCGTGACCCCGATCTCCTGACATGAGGTGCGACGATGGCGCATTCCGACCTGGATCCATACGAGATCAGCCGGTCGATGACCGAGTCGCAGAGCGGGGACCAGTTCGCCGGCCAGAGAATCTTCGCAATCCCCCAGGATGAAGTCGAAGCGCTCCGCGCCGAGTTCACTCCCACGGAGTTGTGGAGCCAGAAGACCTGGCCCGGCAACGAAGAAGCCTTCGCTCCCACCCTGTACGACTACCAGCTTGAGCGAAACTTCCCCGGTCGCGAAGGGGATGCCCGCCTGATCCTCTGGTATCGGACGCCGAAGTTCCAGATGCCCAGCGTTCAGCAGCCGGTGCGTGGCGTCCTGTCAAGTAAGACGTACATGGAGATCACGAAGCCGGGAGTAGGCAACACCCAGGTCGACGGCGGGGGGTCCGATGTCCCCTTCGCGGGTCCGAGCCTGGTCGTGGCCGAGGCGAAGAAGGGCGTGTACTACAAGGCCGTTCGCGGGGATGCGTCGGCGTTCGACGTATACACGGCCTACCGGATTCACGCCAAGGCGACGATCTGGAACCCGACGCAGGTCGCGGATCTCGTCGGAAAGACGAACAACAACACGATCTTCTACGGGCAGTGTGCGGCGGGAACCTTGTTGTTCCTCGGGGCCGAGGCGACAGCTCCCATCTACCACGACGATCTGAGCCCCTTCCACCTCTGGACGGTGGACCTCGACTTCATCCACAAAGAGGGCGGATGGGCGGCGGACCAGCTCGTGGTCGTCCGCAAGATGATCCGCATGCCGATGTCCGTTGAGATACTGGGCGAGGATCTGGCGGGGACGGACGATTTCAAGAACGTCGTGCGCGAGATTCCCTATCCGACGGATGGTGATGAGGTTGAGGTCTACGTCAGCTCCCACGCGCAGACGGATTTCAGCGTCTTCCAGGACATGCTTGACTGATGGGAAGAGAGATCAACATCTCGGCGTTCGACCGATTCGAGCAGGGGTTGCGCCGCCTCGGCGTCTACCTGTCCGCGATCCAGAAGATGGAGATTCCCCCGGCTGTCGATGTCCCTTCCGGGGAACTCGACGAGAAGGAGATGGGGGACTTGCTCCGATCGGTGGCCGCCGGCCACAACGTCCTGGTCCAGTCCCTGCAAACCCTCACGCAGGAGCAGCCGCCCGACTTCGGGACGGAACCCCTGGACCTCGGCGAAATCCTCTCCGGGATCGCGCAGGAGATTCAGCAGTCGCTCCGCACCCTGATTACCGGCGGCACATTCGCTCGGGGTCCGATGGGCATGGCCGCTGCGGGCGGGGGTGGCGGGGGCGATGATTACCGCGAGGTCGAGGCGGGCGAGTTGGACATCCACTGGGGCAAGGTCAAGGCGACCTGGTCCTCGGGCAACTTCGTCACCGTCTACCCGTGCAGCGACCACGACGGCAACAATGTCGGGAGTGCCGAGATCAAGGTCTACATCATCACGCCCCTGGGCGGGACGCCGGAGAATGTGGTCGTGGCGGAAGATGACATCATAGGCTACCTGCCGTTCGGGGACAGCGAGGGTCTGGGGATCTGCATCAAGTACGGCGCGGGAATCCCCGATGGGACGAACGACCAGGACATCCTGATCTGGGATACGACCAACGGATGGGAGGCCGACTTCGGCGATGAAGTGATTGTCGGCAACAAGTACAAGGTGCTCCAGGTTGATAGCGCCGGAAATTGGAAGCTGGACTTCGTGAGGTTCCACGCATAATGGCCTTCACCGCGATCACTGACGACATGGACCTCCAGAGCGCGGCACTCGCCAACGAATACTACGTTTCCTTCGTTGAGCGTGGCGGCAGTTGGTCAGGTGATGCGCCTGCGGCAGGAGAGGACATTCAACTCACCTCCCCGGTGACCGTGGAGAGGTTCCACTTCAAGAAGATGCAGACCTGGATTCAGAACGATGCCGCGACAACCTGGGTCCAGAGCCACGAGACAAACGGGACGCTTCGAGCGAACGGCTACTACGACAACAAGTCCACCATCGACCTGTGGACGTGGGCGAACTTCAAGCTGGCGACGGGGCTGACCTCGGGGTTTCGACGCGCAACGACCTGGCCCGCCGACTGGACGGACTATTCCGACGCCGCCTACTCCTACGGTCCCATCCAGGCGGGTGACATCCGGGGGCCGTGGATTTTCCAGGACTTGCAGGATGCGTTCAAGAAGTTGCTTTGGACGCTGAACATCTCCACGGACATTACACCCCCCCTGTGGAAGTATGTCAGCGGAACGAACTACAAGCTGGCCACGGCTGATGGACACGATGATGTCTTTGCGGTCGCCAAGGCTCTCTCGGAAGCGGAGTATGACGGTAGTGGGTCGACACAAGATGATGCTCCAAGGTCGATCAGTAGGGCACTCCACGACGAGTATTCCGTCCCTCCGCCGGAGTATTGGCGGGATTACTACGAAACCGCGCTGTGGGCGAGGATGGCGTACCTGCAAGCCTACGGCGTGTACACCGGGGTCGATTGCGATGCCGAGTTCTACGCCTACGCCGTCAAGACGGATGCCGGGATCGACCACAATACATGGAACGCCAACGGTGATGATGTCCTTGAAAATAAGTGGTCCTTGTGGCTGACGGACAACGATGCCAACGGGGCGGCGACCGTGACGAGTTCAACCCGGCTCGGCGACCTGACCTACCCTGTCTGGGTCGCGGAACCTGCGCTGCACGACAACGATGCCGAGGGTTACCGGGTTACCGATCAAGCGATCATCTTCCGTTGGGACTTTACGCACAAGTAGGAGCCGCGCGATGGCGACATACGATCCGCTCAAGAAGAAAAAGAAGAAGGGCAGGAAGCTCTACGAGACTCCCCAGCCGGGCGCTTCGGTCACGACGGCCGGCGGCAAGACGATCACCCGTGCGCCGAAGGCGGTCAGGCAGGCGGCGCAGGCCACGCCCGGCGCTGCCGTTGGAAGGAAGCAGCCGACACAGCGGAAGGGCGAATTGCGTGCGGTCCTCGCCGATGGTGCGGTCAAGACGATGAAGACCGGGCGGAGAGGGGCTGGTCTGCCGGCGGGTCCGTCGCTCAAGGGAGTCAAGCCGGTTGGCCCTCCCTTGGAAACCGCCCCTCGCCCAAAGCCGGCAAGCACCGGCCTGCCGGCAGGCCCGTCCCTTGCGGGAGTAAAACCGCTTGGTCCCCGTCTCGGAGCGGCAACTCCTGCTGCGGCCGTACAGCCCGTACAAGCTCCTGTAAGCCCTTCGACGGTTCCGCCCCCCGCAGCAGTCACTACGGGCGTCCCCGGTGCTCCTGCCCCCCCGGGGGCGGCTGGTGTACCCCCGCAAGCGGACGTTGGGGGTGCTGTAGCCGAGGCGGCGAAGCGAGATCCGACGCCGAGCGAGCAAACTCAGATTCTCCGGCGATTGGCCGTGGCGACGGATGCTTCTTCGGCACAGATTCTCGCGGGCATTGAGCAGGACTATCCCGACGTGGACTTCACCCGACGTCTCAAAGGACCGGGCGATCGGGCGGCGGATCTCTATCGAGCATGGCAGGGACGGGCAAAGGCCGAAGCTGGTCGGCAGGCAGCTCTCGTTGCGGCGAAGGCGAAGGTCGACGCGGCCAAGACCGCGAAGGAGCAGGCGGCAGCGGCCGAGGATTTGGCCAAAGAGCAGGCGGCGGCGAAGAAGGCCCGGATCCTGGCGTACAACAAGGACCGCGGCGATCAAATCGCCCAATCGCAGAGCGATAGGGATGTCCCGACGGGAGAGGCTGTCATGCAGGGGGTTGTCGACGACATCAAGGCCGGAGTGATCGAGAGGGACCAGGTGACGGGAGCACTCAAGACGAGCCTGATACAGTATGAGGCCGGGAGGTCTATGTACCCCGACGAACTTGGCACGACGCTGACCTCCGCACAACGAGAGAAGATGATGGAGGGCGCGGAGTACCTGATCGCCGGGGGTACGAACAAGGAGGAGGTAAGGAGGGAAGACGGAACAGTCGATTGGCTGGAGGTGGAGGTGGTGGCTCCGAAGACCTACAGCGAGCTGAAGAAGAACTACCGACGCTTCACTGCGAAGTACAAGGCCATCTACGACGTGTCGGGGATGGACCCCGACGAGATCGACCTTGCCATCAAGACCATCTGGTCAGCGGCCCTCGAAGCCTACGGCCAGGAAGTAAGGATACAGGACTCCGAGGGTGGGAAAATCCGCATTGCCAACTACTGGGAGCAGTGGAAGAAGCACAACCCGGCCGCTGCGAAGAAGATCGTCGACGAGAAGGCGACCAAGCCCGTGACCATCAACGACATGCCCTTGCCCGATGAGGGAATCAACGGACAGGGCGAGTTCGTCGAAGGCGATGCGCAGCAGATGGTTGAGGATGGCGGTGCCAGGGACTTGCCCGAGGCAAGGCAAAAGGTCCGCGAATTCGCCGAGTTCGCGGCTCATCGCCAGGCCGAGGACGACCAGAAGGCGGCAATGGCCGTGGCGGCCCAAGAGGAAGCCGCTGCTGCCGCGCCGGTGGATCTCGGAGAAGAACCGCTTCCTGAACCTTTGGCGGAACCGTTCCCCAGTGGGCCGTCGCTTGAGGGAGCGAGAGCGGCCGGTCCTCCCCTGGAAGCGGAAGTCCAGCCGAAGATCGAGCGGACGCCGGAAGAGATCGCCGAGTTCGAGAAGAACCTTGAAGGCTTGTCGGACGAGTCGAAGAACTTCGTGCGCCATGCGGCGGGAGTCCCCCTTCAGCAGACCCGGATGAACAAGTTGATTGAGGCGGTTCGTGCCGGCACATCGATCAATGAGCCGGAACTGGCCGAAGTCTACGAGTCGCTGACGGATGCCGAGAAGGATGAGGTCGCTCGTCAACTCTACGTCGGAGCCGAATGATGGCCAAGTATCGCAGTCCGCTGGATGACGTGATGGCCCGAGCTTCTCGGCTTCGGGCGGCTGCGCCTCCTCCGGCCACGCCCGCAGGTGAGATCCGCGACAGGACTGCGCCTGTTTCGAAGGTGGCCCAGGCTCCCGCGCCGACTCCGACACCCTCTCCCCTTCCTCAGCCTGGTCCGATGGAGGACTTGTACGAGAGGGCGTACCGGTTGAAGCCCGAACTGCGCCCGGTAGCACCTCAAGGCCCCGTCCCCGACCTTCTCTCCGCAGGTGTTTCCGTATCCAATGCGCCGTCGTGGGAAGTGGGTACTCCGACAACGCAGCAGCCTCTTTTTCCTTCTCTGTTCCGGCCTGTGCGTCGGTTCGCAGGGACTCTTGCGACGAACATAATCAATCGTGTCAAGATTCCTGTGCATGGATTCGTGGAAGGAAGCCGCATGACGGAGGCATTCTGGCGAGAAAGACTTGCCGGGATGTCCGCCAAAGACGAGCGTCCCCTGTTGTCTACGGATGATCCGGCCTATGTGATGTCGGTCTACTTCAACGAACTGGATCGCCCCGACGACGATGGGGGGCAGGGGTTGCGTCTGTCTCAGATTCGCTCCTATCCCGGATATGACAAGGCAAGGGAAAGAGCAATCTCTGCCGTGGCGAGTGTCCGCCGCGATCCTCCCGTCGGCATTGCGGAAAAGGTCGCCGATGTTTCGGCGGGCGTGGTTCAATTTATCGGCGAAATGGCCCTACTTCGCAAAGTCGCGAAGCCCCTAGGCCTTCCTCCGATGGTCGAGGGCGCAGCGGCGATGGAGATTGCCGGAAGCAGGATGGGGAAACCCTCTGGGGAAGGCGCGGCCCTGTACGCAACGCTTCATGCGATAGGTTCCCTTCCCGGTACCGGCGTGATGGGACATTCCCTCAAGACGTTTGCTGCGATGACGGCCTTTGGAGGCACGACTCTTGCCGCCGGGGGGACGTGGGAGGACGCTGCGGTATCCGCCGGGGTTGCCTTGGTTATGCGGTTGCCGAACCTCCGGGCGGGCTGGCGGAACTCTCTGAACAGCGCCAAGACCGCCTCACAGCAAAAGTCTGTGCTTCTGAGCATGAGAGCAGAATCTCTGAAGACGCTCGGACTCGGGAAGAACCCGACACAGGCAGAGATCAAGGCTGCGTTTCGGGCCAACGTGAAAACGACCCACCCGGACGTTTCGGGAGGAAAGTCCGACGTGGCATATCGGGAGGCGGTGAGTGCCTATGAGTTCCTGACAGGGGACAGCCCCACCTACAAAGCACCGCCATCGCCACGGCCCCAACAGCAAGCCGCTCCGCCGACCGCCGCCGAAAGCAGAGGCGGGCCGCTCGTGCTTGCCGGGGCGCCCGCTGGCGCGAAGCCCTTGGCATCACAAGGTCCGCCGCTCGTCACCGCGCCGCCGAGCGCACCTTCCATCCTTCAGAGCCAGGGAGGCGTCGTCGTACCTCCACTCGCGCAGGTCAGCAGGACGGTCGGCGGGAAGCCGGGCGTGCAGGGTGCAGTGCAGGGACCGCCCCTCGTGCCCGTCAGGCCTCCTGTAAGCCCCGAGGCCAAGAAGCCGCCTGTTGCCCCTAAAGTGGAGCCGGAAGCCGTCACAGAGCCGCCAGTCGCTCCACCAAAGCCCACAGAGGCTGCTCCTGCGCCAGAGGGAGCCCCTGTAGAGGGGAAGTACGCATGGGAGATGACGCGAGAGGGATACGTCGGAGAGGGCTATATCTACTCCGGCAAAGTCACCGACCTCGCGCTAAGGCGGCAAGTGAATGAGTGGCAGAGGAAAGTTGACGCGATGCCAGACAGCGAAGGTGCGGCAGAAGGACTTGCGCGCGCTACCCGCAAACTAAATCTCGCCAATGAACACCAGAGGGCTGTCGAACAGGCTGTGAAGGAAGGCAAGCCCGTCCCGAAGTCCGTCCTCGCCGACTACCCGGACTTGAAGCCCCCCGCAGCCAAGGAACCCGCAAAGCCGGATTTCACAAAGCCGAATCCGATGGCGAAGGTGGGTGAGGGCGCGACGGACATTCCTCACTTCATCCAGAACCAGGATCCCAAACTGCCGCGAGGACACAGCACTGTCACGTCCGAGATCGTCCTTGGCCGGAACAAGGGGCGCACTGCGTACAGGCTCACGTTGGTCGATAACGGGAAGGGCAACCGGTATGTGAACGTCGAGCGAGAAGTGGATACTGGCGGTTCCATGGACCGCGTGGAAGTCCGCTTCGACAAGTTGACGGATTCCGAGATTGAGAAGAGCAAATGGCTCAATGAGAAAGCCAGTAGCTTTTTTGAGAAGGCGTCTCGGGAGACGGAAGGCGGACTCCCCACGCCCGAACCCGCAAAGCCGAAGAAGGCGGAGAAGCCCAGGTCCGGCCGCGAATCCCTCTACCAGCAGACCGTCGATGCCATCGGCAAGCAGGACACCGAGGACTTGTTCACGGCGTTCGACAAGCTCGTGGAGGAGTTCGCCCGCAAGAACGAAGTCGCCCCCGAGGAGTTCTGGAAGCGCGTGCAGTCCGGGCCTGTGACGGGAGAGGCGTTGGAACAGACTGGTCTCTTTGGCCAGCAAGTCGCCGGGCCGATCGCGGGCAAGCAGAAGGCTCTCGGTCTGGAAGCCGAGGCTCCCGCCGCTCCCCCGGCCGTTCCGGTCAAGCCCGCGCTGGTCAAGGCTGTGGCATCGCTCGTCTCTCGCAAGGGCGGTCCCCGGGATGCGAAGTCCGCCTACCTCGAAATCAAGAAACGCATGACGGGCAAGGCCGAAAGGCTGTTCAAGAACCCCACCAATCCCATGCCGGAGATGGAATCTGCGTTCGAGCAGGCGACCAAGGGCGGGTTGCTGTTCCAGGGCGCTCGCGGAAAGATCACCTTCGACCGCCTCGGCAACGCCCTGATCGAGTTGAAGAAGGGCAAGGCCGACCCCACGACCGTCGTGCATGAGTTCGGACATCTGGTTCTCTCCGTCCCGAACATGATGACGACCGACGAACACGCCGCCCTTGCCAACGCCGTGGGCGCGAAGGCGGGCAAGCCCTACCTCAACTGGACACGCAAGCAGAAGGAAGCCGCCGCAACGCTGTTCGAGGAATACTACCGGCGCGGCAAGGCGCCGACGCCCAGGCTCAAGGCGCTGTTCATCCGCATCGCGGCGATGTTCCGGCGCATCTACTCGAAGATGCTGACGAAACTCCCCCGCGACGTACGCGCCATCTTCGACCGAATGCACGGCGCGAAGACCACCCTGGCCGACAAGAAGGCTCTCCAGGTGGCGAAGACCCAGGCCAGGTCGCTCAAGAAGGAAATCCTTGCCTGGTACGAAAAGGCCGCGGGTGAATCCATCGAGGCGATTCAGGAGCGGGCAGGCGCGCCCGCTATCCAGTTGGAGGATCAGCCGTATGTGCAGGAGGGGTTCACCGCGGAGTTCGGCGGCAAGTTCCCCGGCGAGGTCAAAGACCTGCTGAGGGAAATGAACTTCGGGCAGCGCCAGGCGATCTTCCGCGCCGGGTTGCGACAGAACGTGCCGGGCGGAATGGCCGAGGACTTCATCGGCGACCTTCCGGGCGGCTACAACGAATGGTGGAGTCGCTTGAAGACCTTGCGGCGCACCCCAGCAGAGGCGGAATCCCAGGCTATCGCCGAGGCACAGAGCTTCGCCGAGGCCGTGGGCGACGTAGAGATTCTGGCTGCGATTCGGGCGTACCGTGATGTCGAGGGCGCGGACTGGCCGATCAAGGACCTGGCGGAGTTCCGCACCAATCAGGAGCAGCAGATACTCAAGCAGGCCGGGTTCGACGCGGAGACCCTGGAGCAAGGGCCGGTTCCCTTGCCGGGCGTATTCCAGGATCCCGCCGAGTACGCGAAGGCGATCATCAAGGGCGAACGCGACGTGGAGACTCGCGCCAAGTTGCGGAAGGTGATGCGCCTGGGCAGGCTCGACATGCAAGCCACGCAGAAGGACATGCGGGAACTCCTGAACGTTCTCCCCGCCGACCAGCGCGGCAAGGCCCTGGCCGCGCTCAATCGCGTCACCGGACCCAGGGCGGGCGTCAAGCCGTTCATCGCCAGGGTGAACGCAATCCTGGAGCATCTCCACCGGAAAGAAGCGCACCGGGCAGCCAGGAAGAGATACGACAAGGCGATGAAGACGCTCGGCGACCGGGGTCTGCTCCGACCAGAAGTGCAGGAGGCATTCGATGCGCTGCGAGAGACGTATGCGGAAGTCGGGCATACGGACAAACTGCTTGACCGGATGCGCGCCATCCGCAAGACGGCGGGACTCGTCTCTCTGGAACCCACCGAGGGCCAAGAGGTCGGGGCGATGCCTGATCCTATCGTGAAGCAAGCGGAGGATATTCTGGCGGAGGGCGGTCGACGATCCCTGGCGACCATGAGTACGGACGAGATCAACATCATCACGGACGCGATCCTGCACCTGGCGCGGTGGAACGAGTTGAAGAATCACTATCTCCTGGGCGGGCAGTATCGCGATGCAACCGAAGCGGGGATGGAGTCCGCCGGCGACGTGCGCAAGGGTAGAGAGGTGGCGGGGCAGGCGGACTTTGCGACCGGCGTGAGGGAAGAACGCAGGCTGACGTGGATCGGTCGTCTCGTTCGTATGAGTGAGAACCTGGACACGATGTCGGCGTGGGTGACTCACCGCGACAGCATCGCCAATCGCATCCTCGCCAAGGAACTGATGCAGACGGCGACCAACGAACAGATCAGCACCGAGCGTGAGCAGTTCGAGGGAATGCAGGAAGTCATCCTCGATTCCACCGGAAAGACCGTGGCGGGGTATCTCCGCAGCGCCAGCAGGGAGTACGCCCGAATCGAGAAAGGCCTGCTCCGCAAGATGGTCAAGGCGTGGACATACGGGAAGCAGATTCTTCAGGGCGTCGAGCGAACCGGCACGGTGAAGATGCGGACGATCAAACTTCCCTCGGCACGGCGGGCGGTCTTTGCAACGGGCGAAGGGTTCCACGAAGGGGAGAGGGTCAAGACGCTGGTCTTGACGCCCGCGGAGTTGATGGACCTGGTGAATCAGTTTGTGACCCCGAAGAACCGGGACTCCTTGCTTGCGGGCGCTCCGCTGCATCTCGTCAACAAAGGCCGGTTCGAGGGCAACCTGTACCTGACCGAGCGGGACATGGCGGCGATCATCCAGGCGGCGACTCCCGCCGAACGCGCCATTGCTGCGTATGTGAAGGGGGAGATGAACGGACGACTGAAGGAGAAGGGCAATGCGGCGTCAGTCACCTGGAAGGGTTACGAGTTGCTGACGGAAGAGGACTACTACGATCGGAGTCGCGCGGGGCAGTTCCGGGTCGGAGGCGGTGCGGCGACCCTCCAGCAATGGCAGGAACACACGCTGGAAGGCAACCGGAGACTGAAGAAGCGCACGGGCGGGCTTCTCCCGATCGAGGGGATGGACATCTTCTCGCGCTACATCTCGCACGTCAACTTCGTGGCGAGGTTCGCGGCGTGGATCGGCCCGATCCGCCAGGCCAACATGCTCTTGAGCAATCCAGACTTTGCGGGGGAAGTCTCCAAGCACTACGCCGGCGACTACATTCGGATGATGAAGCAGGCGACGCAGACACTGGAAGACCCCTCCGGGGGGCCGAAGGGGACCATCGCGAACATCATCACGTCCTTCATCGGAAATATGTACAAAGGCACTCTGGGCATTCGGCCGCACATCTCCGGGTATCAGTTCCTGTCGTTCCCGTTCATCCTTCGCGAAGTGGACGCGCGGGACGTTCTTGCCGGACTGGTTTCCGGGCGTGTCGATTACGACGAGATTATGCGCTGGTCGCCCCAGACGTGGGCGCGATTCTCCGGGTCGAGGACCGGGCTGGTCGGGCCTGCCGCGTCGGGCGCGCACCTGCACACATCCCTGACCCCGAGACGCGCCGAATGGATGATGGCGAATATCTCCTGGGCAGATCGTAAGACCCTGGGGCAAATCTGGCAGGTGGCCAAGCATGAAGTTCGCCGCAAGCAGTCGGAGTTGAAGGGCGATGACTTCTTCAGGCGCGTTGCGGATCGGTTCGAGGAACTGGTGCTCCGAACCCAGCCGGCCTATATCTTGGCGGGTCGATCCTTTCTGGGGATGGAGGCGCACATCGGCAAGATCGGAGCGCGACTTCTCACGCTGTTCGGGGCGGTGCGGGAAAAGATCTTCAATCAGGCGGTCATGGACATCATCGACTACCGGGACAGCGATCACGGCCCGAAGGCCAAGGCGAAGTTCGTCAAGAACAGCGCGATCCTCCTGACCAACTTCGTGCTGCTGGAGATGATGTTCCGAGCCTGGAGACGAGCGCGGGGCAAAGAGGACGAAGAGGGGACCACGTTCTTGGGTTCGGTCGCGCTCGGGGCGTTGAAGCGGGCGTTCTCATCCTTCCTGGGATACGGGGTGGGTGACCTTGTTGGCGAGACGGTGGACAACGTGATTCGGGCCTGGAAGGGTTTGCGCGCCAGTTGGGAGACGGTGGGCAGTGACCCGATCACCGGCGCCCTGAACGACGCGCAGGGCTTTGTGCGATCCGCGACCAGGGCAGCCAAGAAAAGGCGGGAAGGCGAAGATGCGACGAAGGAATGGCGGCGGGCGTCCAGCGAACTCCTCCGCGCCCTCTCCGTCCTCGGCGGGGTGCCCCTGACCGGCATGAAGGACATCGCCGAGGCGGTGATCCACATAGGCGGACTCGCGCCGGTTACTCTGGACACGATCAAGGATTCCTACCTCGATCTCTTCGAGGCCAGGGACAAGACGATCTCGGGCGGGCAGAAGTGGGACCACAAGGCCCATGCGGAAGCCATGAAGCGCATTTATGCGATGGGCAAGACGCAGTATACTTTCGAGGAGATCGCCAAGGTCCGCAAAGCAGCCCTCGCCAAACTGAAGGCCGACTACAAGGCGGACTTCCTCCGCCAGATCAAGCGCGGGCGCAAAGACGCCGCCGGCCTGGCTGCGAAGAAGCTCAAGATCATCTTCAACCAGATCGATTCCGAGAGAGAGTCCAAAACGGGCGGGTCCGAGATGCTGATCAACATGAAGGACCTGCTGAAGGATGGCCGGTTGACTTCGCAGCAGTACATGGACGCGACGAGCATCCTCAGGAACCAGGGCTTCCGCCCCCCGAAGCGGAAGGCAAAGGGCAGTGCGTCGTTCTGAGTGAAAGGGTTGGGCAATGAGTTTGACAGAAGGTGACAGAGCAATCGTCCGAGAGATCGGGGCTGAGATCGGCATGTCCATGGCGAAAACCCTGAAGGAACAATGGAAGGGCGACCTCAAGACCCACTACCTCACCTGCCCGACCACGAAGGCCGTAGCGAATGTGAAGTTTGCTGTCCTCGGGGCCGTCGTTGGCGGACTGATCGTCGGCGGCACGGGGACCGTTGGGCTTCTCAAGGTCTTGAGTGTAATCTGACAAGGAAAGGAGTACGGACATGACGATGAAGACAAGATGGATGGCGGTGCTGCTGCTGCTCGTGATGGTGGGCGGGTGCAGCGTTCGCCCGAGCTGGTGGCCGACCACGCAGAAGCAGGATTTGATTGCAATGCGGACCTCCTACGACGCGGCGGCGAAGATCATCACCTTGTACCGGGTGGCCGGTTCGTTCAACACCGACGAAGGTAAGGTGATCGACGACACCGCCGACCTCCTCATGGAGCTGATGGCCAGGTACGAAGCGGCGATCGCTCTGGGGATGTCGACCACGCAGATCGCCGCCGAGTTCAACCGAGTCCTGCTGGAGTTCGTGACGAAGCAAATGCAGGGCAAACAACGGTATGACAAGAAAGGAGCGCCATGATGGACCCCCTGGCACTACTCCAATGGCTGTACATCGCGGGCCTGATCGCGGAACCCGCGATCAAGCTCGTCGACAACTTCATCAACAAGGGCATAGACCCGAGTGACGAGGAAATGGCCGCGGCGCTGGCCGCGAACGAATCCACCACCGATGCACTACACGCGGCGGGCAAACATGATACCCCCGTCAAATCAGAGTGAGTCGTGCGACCTGACCGAGGTCGAACTGCAGGGCCTGATCCGCGACAAGCTGGAGCAGGCGCAGCAACTGACGACGCTGCTGGACAGCAACGGCCCCGCTGTCGCCGTCGCTCTGCACATCGACCACGCTCTGGAGCATCTCGCGCAATTGAAGGAGTAGCAAGATGGATATTTTCAAGGATGTCGTGGATGTCGGCCGATTGGCAATGGCCATCCCGCTGGTGACGATTCTCGTCCAGGTCTTGAAGCAGATGAGCTTCATGGCGAAGCTGCATGCGCTGGTCCCGGTGTTCGCCGTGGTCATGGCGTTCGTGGTCGTGGCGGCGATCACCCTGGCCCAGGGTACGGAGATGACGCAGCAGATGGCCGGCGGCTGGCTGATCGAGTCGCTGATTACGGGCCTGTCCGCTTGCGGCCTGTGGAGCCTGGTGGGTAAGCCGGTGGCGAAGAAAATATCTTCGTAGAAAGTTCAAGTTCTGCTTGCCCGAGGCCGATGTCTTGTATACGATGCTTATATGCGAGAACGCTCGGGCAAGCAAAACCGTAAGACCACGCAGGGACATGTCACTCTGCCCGAGCGTCATTCCCCTGTGATTACGGACCCCGGAGGCAACCCCTCCGGGGTCTGTTCCATTACAAAGGACGATGGAGTTCCATACGCAGATCGCGCAGCAGATCGAGGACGCCAAGGTTCTCGACGACGTGAAGACGTGACAAGTGCCGATGCCAGACAAGAGGTCTGCCGCTGAGGGCAGACTGAGTTACTTGACAACACATGGTGCTGGGCGGCGTGGCGCAAAGCCCGCATGACGAGGCAAAGGGGCATCGACGCTGCTGATGAGCAGGCGACGGCCTCCGAATGGCAGATATGCCTGGTAGGAACAGACCCCCACGGTCGGCGAGATTCCGGCCCCAGCACCACCAATACTGCTGGCGCGGTGGCAACCGCACTCGCTGACGACAGGGCGCAGCCAAGCCCCTTGCGATAACAAGCACGATGGGCGAGTCCGGGCTAGGCAAGCCAAAACGTGGAGATGCTCTTGCCACGCCAGCAAGGGCAGGACAGGGCGAGGCGGGCGGTCTATCACGCGGCCTGGTTCCTCGTCGGCGATGTGGATACGGCCGCGAACGTGGCAGAAGGTCACGAAGCATCGCTTCCTGCCCACCTTCTTCTTCGCGACGGCCGGACTAATCCCACCGGCAAGGCGCGAGAGCAGAAGGCCGGGTCCGTCGCGCGGCGGACTCGGCCACGCAGCGGGGTAGAGCAGTTGGCAGCTCAGTTGCCTCATAAGCAACAGGTCGCGGGTTCGAGTCCCGCCCCCGCGCGTTCGGGTTATGAGCCTGATGCACTCGGGGGGAGCTGGCCTCAAAAACCAGCTCCCCCGAGTAGGCTATCACTGGAAAAAGGAGATTAGATCGTGCGAAAGCTGGCCTTGTGGATCGGCTTCATCGCGTTGGGGATCATCTGTCTGGGAATCGCCTGTGATGCTCAAGGAAACCCGGGCGTGGCCTACATCACGATGCGGGTGAGCGCGTACTGTCCCTGCGAAATCTGCTGCGGCACAGGCTCCCCGGGCATCACCGCCTCGGGCCACGTCATTCAAGAGGGCGACCGGTTCGTCGCGGCGCCCAAAGAAATCCCCTTCGGGACGTGGATACGCATCCCCGGATATAACGGGAACGAGCCGGTGCGGGTCGAGGACCGCGGCGGGGCGATCAAGGGCGCGAGGCTTGATGTTTTCTTCCCGACCCATCAAGAGGCTCTGGACTTTGGCGTCCAGTATATCAGGGTGGAGGTCGCCCTGTGAACCCCGAGATTGAGAAAGTCCTGGAAGGCGAATCGACCGGCGCGATTGTGCGCGGCATTGGCCGCATGCGTAGATACCTGGACAATCGAGCGATGGACGATGTTGCGATTGAGCGCCTGCGGACGTTCGAGGAACAGGCGTTGTCTATGCATCCGGATGGGTTTTATGTCGCCGACAGCTTTGGCAAGGACTCCACCGTGATCTACGACCTCGCCCACCGCTCTGGCGTGAAATGCACCTACCACCACAACGTAACGACGGTAGACCCCTGGCAGTTGATCCGCTTCGGGAGGAAGCATCACCCAGACACCGCACTCTCGTTGCCCGAGATGAATATGTGGCAACTCATTGCGAAGAAGGGTCTGCCGCCGCGACGGAACTGCCGTTACTGCTGCGAAGTTCTGAAAGAGCGTGGTGGCGCGGGGCGGATCGTAGTCACGGGCATCCGCTGGGGCGAGTCGAATCGTCGCAGTAAACGACAAATGACCGAAGCCTGCTACCGCGACAAGGCCAAGCGGTATCTCCATCCCATCATCGATTGGACGACCAGGGACGTGTGGGAGTACATCCACGAACGCGAATTGCCCTACTGCGAGCTTTACGATCAGGGCTTCAAGAGGTTGGGCTGCATCCTTTGTCCGATGACCCGCGACGTGGAAAGGCAAATGGAGATGTGGCCCGCCATCTGCAAGCTGTGGGAGAAGGCGGTCAAGGCGACTTGGACAGATCGGGAACGATGGCCCACGGCGCAATCCTATTGGGAATGGTGGCTGGACAGAGATGCGCCGAGCCGCAAGTCCGACGACAATGTTCTCTTTGAGGATGATCCCGACGCCACCGACGGGACACAAGGCAGCACCGGTATGGGCCGCGGGTATGGCCAGAGCCAGATCGTGGCCGCGAACGGGAAGGTTGTCGCCGGCGTTGCCGCTGTGGAACCGAACGACGGGGCAATGTACACAGACAAGGGCGAGTTGAGCCGGGCCGCCTTCGACCAATTGGAAGCCAATGCTCTCCTGATCGCCTCAGCGACGGAACTATTGCGAGCCCTGGAGGAGATTTCTTCTCTGGAGTCTTTTGCGATTTCCGCGTTGGGGTCATGTGCCTACCAAGGGCCTCCCGGGAAGAAGTGGATCCGTGAAGTCGCCCCCGCGATCGACGCCAAGAAGGCGGCGTATGGAGAATGTGCCAAAATTGCGAGAGCGGCCATTGCGCTGACGAGGGGGACTGGCCAGCCTCAAGACCGAGGGGGGAAGGCCTCGTGATCGTCAAGAGGACGAAGGCGTACTATAGCAAATGACTCCCGAGATTGAGAAAGTCCTGAACGGCGAATCGACTGGCGCGATTGTGCGCGGAGACGGAATCGAGGTCATGCGGCGGCTACCCGAAGGCTCTGTGGATCTGGTCTTTGGGTCGCCGCCGTACTGAACGAAGACGCCCGGACTTACGGCATTGGCTTCCGCCTCAAGGGGCAGGAGTGGGTTGATTGGATGGTGGAGGTCTTCGTTGCTTCGCTGCGAATCTCCAAGGGGCTGGTCGCCTTCGTGGTGGAGGGCAAGACGCGGAAGTTCCGCTACTCGGCGACACCGATCCTGCTCATGGCGGATCTTCACCGGCGGGGGATACACCTGCGAAAGCCCCCTGCGTTTCATCGCGTGGGGATTTCCGGCAGCGGAGGCCCCGACTGGCTGCGGAACGACTACGAGTTCATCGTCTGTGCGACGAACGGCGGCAAGCTGCCCTGGTCGGACAACACGGCGATGGGGCATCCGCCGAAGTGGGCGCCCGGCGGGGAGATGTCACACAGGCTGTCGGATGGGACTCGGAAGAATCAGTGGGGGGGGGGCGAGAAAAGCGGAAACAACCGACGCAAGCGCGGTGACAAGCAAAAAACAGGACGGCCGTCTCATAAGATCATCACAAAGCGGATTCTCGCGGCGAAACGAGACCCCGCGAAATGCAAAGCGGAAGGAAGTATGGAAGAACAAAATTACGTTCCGCCCGCAATCGCAAATCCGGGCAATGTGATCTCGCTCCAGGTCGGCGGCGGACTCATGGGGAGCAAGTTGTGCCACGAAAACGAAGCCCCCTTCCCCGAAAAGCTGGCGGAGTTCTTCGTGCGGAGCTTCTGCCCTCGTGGAGGGATAGTTTGCGATCCGTTCGCTGGAAGCGGCACTACCGCCGCTGTTGCCATTCAGACGGGGCGGCACTACGTCGGCATCGACGTGCGCGAGAGTCAGGTCGAGTTGAGCCGGCGCCGAGTAGCCAACACAGATAAGCCGCTGTTCACATAGAGACGAAAGGGATCAAAATGGCCAAGTTCAACAAGTTGCAGGATGCACGGGAGTTTCTTCGCGAGCGGTACCCCGACCGGTCCATCAAGGTCGAGCAGACGTGCTGGGTCCACCCCTACCCCGACCGGGCAACCCGCACGACGGAGTTCGGGGTGGGCGTGGCGTTCCCAAATAGCCAGTTCACCTCCGTAGCCGGGGACACGCTTGAGGAGGCCGTTGACGCGCTCATCGCGGAGATGGATTCCATCAACGGCCAGGCCGACAGCGAACTCCCGCGCATGGTGGGAGAAGGAGACGTAGTGACATGAAGGAACTGGCCGACGAAGGCAGGCCGACGGAGAATCCGGTTTGCACTGCGCCCGTTGAATGGAAGGGCACGAAACGCATCATTGACGGAGACTCCGATCCGTCCAGGTTCTACGAATTGGGCTTGTGGCTGAACGTTCCCGAGGTAGTCTACCGTGCTTGGCCGGGGATAAACTATTCATCCATCAAGGGTCTGGCGGCGCAAGGCCAGGTCGCTGCGCACTACATCGCGGATCGAGGGAAGACCGAAGAGAGGTCAACCGTCTCAAAGGAATTCGGTCGCGTCGGACACGCGGCTTTGCTGGAACCGGATACTCTGGATGAGCGATTCCGCATTCTCCCCGACATCAATCCGGAGACGGGAAAGAAGTTCGCCCGCCGCGGGAAGTATTGGGAGTCCCTGCAGGCGCAGTTCCCCGACGCGGCGTGGGTATCCGCCTACGATATGGCGCGGGCAAAGACGATGGCCGCGAAGGTCCGGGAAAATCCCAAGGTGTCGGAGATATTGGACGGAGCGCAGATGGAAGTCTCCGCCCAGTGGCTTGATCCGGGGTCCGGGCTGGTGTGCAAGACGCGGATCGACATCTTCAAGCCGAGTTTGGCTGCGGATGCGAAGACGACGATCCGCCGTCGTCCGTATCAGTTCTGCCGGGACATGTACCGCTACGCCTATCACGTCCAGTCTGCGATGATAACGGACTGCTGCTCGCTTCTGCTGGCGGACTTCGATCCGCACGAACGGCCGATGCCTTTTGACTTCATCGCGATTGAAAGCCAGTACCCGCACCTGTCGTACATCGTCGGCGGACATGACGGGTTCATGGAGAAGGACGGCACATCTTCTCCGCTCGGCTTCCTGGAACTTGGAAGGAACGCCTACCGCGCGGCGTTGCAACATATTGCCTGGTGCATCGTAAATGATACATGGCCGGGGCATTCCGACGAAAGGCTCGAAGCCGTTATCCCCGCCTACGCCGCACAGGAGATTTGAGCAATGGCAAAGGACACGAGCATTGAGAAAGCTGCTCCGGAGTTCGGCGACAACGTAATGGACTTCTCTTCCGGAATGCCGCTGGTCGCCGTCGAGAAACAGGAAGTCATCCTCGCCGAGTACGACAAGCGCCGGGACCACTTCCGGGCCTGGCTGCGCTCGCATCTTATCGAGGGCGTCCACTACGGCTATCCGCCCGGGTGCAAGCCGACGCATGACGCGGACGGCAACATTATCCAGAAGTACAAGGACCGCAACTCGAATACATGGAAGACGATGGTCGTCCCCGCCTCCCAGTGGAAGGCCAAGCCGTCGCTGTACAAGGCGGGCGCCCTTCTCATCGTGGACTTGCTTCCCATCCGGCCGGAGTACAAGACCGATCGGGATGCGTGGGAAATGAACGGATCCAAGTCCGGGAGCTTCTTCCGCACCTGCACGCTGCACAATGCGACGACGGGAGACTATCTCGGGCAGGGGACGGGGGCATTCAAGGTGGGCGAGAAGGGGATGCAGGAAAATTCGGCGATCAAGATGGCGGACAAGCGCGCTCTTGTGGCCGCGGTCATCAACACGATCCCCGTAGTAAACGACCTGTTCACGCAGGACATGGAGTACGACGAAAACGGCGCGCCGAAGAAGAAGCCGGACGACCGAAGGGCGAACATCAATGACGAGCCGAAAGAGGCATCGGACGAAAACGCAACAGAATGGCGCGGGCGCGAAGCGGATATCGACAACCTATGGCAACGCATCGACACGAAGCGCGGTGGCGAGGGGGTGCCCGACAAGGTATTCGTAGACGCGGTGAGCGAGTCGCTGTTCGGCGACCACAAGAAGGTCAGCGAAAGAACGCTCGCCGAGTTCCGCACGCTCGTGAGGGCGCTCGGGGCTGGGCTGTTCGACTGGGCGACGGGAGACAAACTACCGGCGGACGCCGACACGCCCGACACGCACACCGACGAAGGCCTTGCGAAGCCGACGTGCATCGAGTGCGGCGAGGTCAAGGGCGTCAACGAGTTCGGCGTCTGCCCGGAGTGCGCCCACCTGTACACGGAAGACGGCGAGCGTTTCCCCGACGAGATCGGATAATGAACCCCGAGATCGAAAAAGTCCTGAGCGGGGAATCGGACGGCTGTGTCGTCTGCGGAGATTCGCTCGTCGTAATGGCCGCGATGGACGAAGCCGGCGTCGATTCTATCGTCACCGATCCGCCGTATGGCTTGGGCTTCATGGGGAAGAAGTGGGACCACGGCGTACCCGGCGAGCCGTTCTGCGGATCGGGCTCAACCGGCAAGGCGGCGAAGCGAGAGGGCTTTCGCTTCATCGGCATCGACAACGACGAAGAATCCTGCGCGACAGCAAGGAACCGCATAGCCAACACAGAGAAGCCGTTATTCCCCAACAACGCCTAAGGAGAAACGCATCATGGCAAAGCAGCACAGAAAGAAGCCGTACATCATTCAGAGTCCCATACTCGACGACGACAGTCCGGTCCCTGGCGAGTGGCGTGACATGGAATGGGGCCCGTTCGACGACACGACCAAGGCCCTGTCGTTCCTTCGGAAGGAGAACAAGGAAGGCGAGTTCCGCGTGGTCTGCGTGACCGCCCGCGTCAAGCTCACCAAGAAGCAGATTCCGAAGACGACGGTGGAGGTGATGCCGCTTGTGACCATGCCGACGGCGCGGCCTTCTGCCGACGCCGAAGTGCCGGGAACCCGAGATAGCATCTAGGCGGAAGGAGCGAAGGCCCGATGGCGATCCCCCGCGATGACGCAAGGAAGATGCTGCAACGGGCAGGGAAGTCCGATCGGGAGATCGCCGCCGCCTTGGGAGAAACTATGCTGAAGTCGCCGAAGCCGAGCAAGTACAAGAACAAACGGACCTACTCGGACATCATCGGGCGGAACTTCCACTCGGACGCCGAGCGCCGGTATGGAGAGTTCCTTTGGGGCAGGCAAGAGGCCGGGGAGATCAGAGACCTCGCCTTCCAGAAGCGAGTGAAGCTGCTCGGCGCCGTGACGATGATCGTCGACTTCTACTACTTCGACAACGACCTGGGCGACTGGGTCTACGACGAGTACAAGGGCTTCGAGACGGACAAGTGGCGACTCCAGAAGAAGCTGTGGGAGCAGGTCGGGCCGGGCATCTACCGGGTGACCAGGTCGCAGAGCAACTTCACCGTGATCTACCCGAAGCCCTCCGACGAACTCATCGGGATCGTGCTGCGGCACTTGGCCGAAGAATTTGCTTGATTTGCTGCTGGGGGACGGATAGGATGTGGCTGGAACGTGGAGAGACTATGATCCATGAAACTTGCCCCAGTTCGGCTCGGCGACAGTCACATCTTCGGGTGTCTCTGCGTTCCACCGGGCCCTGCTGGGGCTTCTTTTTTTGGGTGACGCCATGAGGCTCAAGCCAAGCAAGCGAGAAGTCCGTATCCGGCGCAAGCGTCGGGAATTGCTCAAGGGACCAGGAGAATGGGACAAAAAGGCCCTGCTCGCATACCATCGCTTTTTGCAGACAAGGGTGACGCCATGAAATGGGGCACAATCTGCCACTCCAAGGTCTTCCGTCTTGCTGAACTCCTCAAGTGCCCCCATCTTCTCGCAGTCGGAATACTCGAGTCGCTGTGGCACTGGACAGCAGCCTCATATCCGACAGGCGAGTTGTCCAAGGTCACTCCGACCGTTCTCGCAATGTCGATTCGGTACGAGGGCGACCCAGAAGAACTGATGAATGCCCTTTTGGAGTCTGGGTGGCTAGACAGTGACGGAGCAAGCACTTACGTTCATGGCTGGGAAGACCACGCCGACCGTGCGACGCGAACGAAGCTCAAGAGGAGGGGTTTAGTGTTCGCGCGCTGTGCGCGCGGCGCGCACACAGCGCGCGCACAGCGCGCGCACGGCGCGCACACGGCGCGCACCCAACTTGCGCCGGACACGCGCACGGCGAGCGCACCGCCTGTCACAGACCCGAAACCGGGGAAAATCCGCGCGGCGCGCGCACAGCGCGCGCACGGCGCGCACACGGCGCGCACACAGCGCGCGCACAGCGCGCGCACGGCGCGCACACCGCCTGAGCCTGTGCCTGAGCCTGTGCCTGAGCCTGTGGATAAACCGTCGGAATACTCCGACGAGTTCGTTCGTTTTTGGTCCGCTTGGCCAAAGCACCACCGAAAGACATCGAAAGGGAGATGTTTCATCCGATGGAAGAAGGACAAGCTGAACAATCGAGTGGATCACGTTCTCCACGTTCTTGCCGCCTTGTCGTCCGGACCTTGGCGGGAGGACCGAGGCAAGTTCATCCCCGCGCCGCTGGTCTGGCTGAATAATCAGCGATGGGATTGTGATCTTGACGATCTTCAGAACGCAATCGCCGGGGGAAATTACGACCCGGAATACAACTGGAAGAATATATGAACATCCCACAGGACATCATGGCGGAAGTGTGTGTTTTGGGGAGCGTTGTCCTCTCGAGCGGGGAGATCATCCCCGAGCTTCGCGAGGTGCTGTCCGAGGAGGACTTCTTCCGGCCGGCCCACCAGACCATTGCACGGGTGCTGTTTGCCACGACGGAGGATCTGGATGCGGTGCTTGGCCGGGCCGTCTTGCGGAAGGCGGACGTCTACGAGGAGATCGGCGGGGACGCATATTACTTTGGGCTGCTTGAGGGCATTCCGACCTGGAAGAACTGGAAGCACTACGCCGACATCGTGAGGGAGAAATCCGTCCTTCGGTCGCTGCTGGACCTCGCGGCGTACATCCAGAATCATGCGGGGGAGGAGAACTACGAGGAGCTGTACCGGGAGTGCGTAAGCTCACTGCACAACCTTGGCGAAAGGTCGAGGCGCGAAGGGGTGGAGATGCTGCTGCCCGATGCGGTGCAAGGAGTTCTCGCCCACTCGGAGGAGATCCAGCGGTCGGGGAAGCCGCCCGCAACCCTGACCGGCTTCGCGTCGGTGGATCGGGCCACGGCGGGGTTCCGCGATGGGGATCTTGTGGTTCTGGCGGCCGCGACGAGCGGCGGCAAGACGACACTGGCCTGCAACATCGCCGCGAACATCGCGCGAGGAGGAGGCCGCGTCCTGTATGTCTCGGGCGAGATGCTTCCCCGCGAACTCGGCCAGCGATTCCTTCAGGCGTCGAGCAATGTCTGGGGGAGTCGGATACGCAACGGCGCACTCCACGAGCATGAATGGACAGAACTCCATGCGGCGGCGGGGAACATGGAGAAGTGGAAGCTGGCCATCGTCGGCCGCACAATGAGCGCGGGCGAGATCGGACATACGGCGCGGAAGTACGCCCGGAAGTGGGGCGGGCTTGATCTTCTCGTTGTGGACTACCTCCAGATCATGCGAAGCGACAATGGGAAGGCGTCCCGCCACGAGCAGGTTGGTTCTTTCGTATGGAACCTGAAGCAGATCGCGATGGATCTTCCTTGTCCGGTGATGGCGTTGTCGCAGTTTGACCGAAGCGCGGTGAAGGGAACGACCAAGCCGCCGTCCATGTTCCACCTGAAGGAATCGGGCGACATCGAGAACCACAGCAACACGGTCCTCTTGATGCACACGCCCGAGAACCAAGAAGGAGAGATAGAGGTCTGGCTGCGGATTGCCAAGGCGAGAGACGGAGCAGCAACGACATGGACGGGCCCGGACGCGATACGGCTGCGCCTGAGGCGAGGGATAACAAGGTTCTACGAAGAGGCGGTGCTGTGACGGGCTGGCCGCTGGAAGTTCGGCGGCCGTGCCGGTCCTGCCACAAGCTATATCACATCGACAACAGGGAACAATGACATGACCGATGACCGAGTTCGAGAGATCGCAGGCAGGAACAAGCAAAAACGTAACGAACTGGCGATTCTTCGGAAGGCAAAGCGGAAGATCAACGAAGACACTCGCTGGAATGAGAATCGGGACGGTGCATTCGCGGCCATCAAGATCGTCGACCAGATGATGAAAGAAATCCAGGAGCAGACATGAACAAGCACGAAGTCAGAGAAATCGCCGGGGACGTTGTGGCGGATGCGTTTGAGAAGCTGGCGGAAGATGGCGTCGAGGGGTCCGGCTTGGTCAAAGGGCTTCGTCGTGTCGCCCGGCAATACCGCAAGGGGGAGGGAGATCGGGAATGCCCGCAGCTTGAAGGACACAACAGCGTGATCCTCGGGATGCTCCGTGCCGGCAAGGTGACGAACGTGCAGATCGCGTCGGTCAGCATGAATCACACGGCGAGGATCTCCAACATCCGGGCCTGGCTGGACGAGCACGAGCCGGGGACGAAGATCTTCTGCCGGAATCGCCCTGACCTGGGCGAGGGCGTGACCGAGTACGAGTTGGCAGTACTGAGGGAGCCGACATGAGACTGAGTAAGGACGCCATCGAGGTGCTCTCCGTCATGCAATGCGCCCCCATGGCGTTCGATAAAGGGGAACTGGCCAAGGACGCCTTCGGGGCCACCTCGCGGGTGAACATCCTCCGGGTGGGCGTGGCCTTGAAAGAGATCCGGAAGGCGGTTGGCCTGTTCCTCCTTCACTCGGCCTCGATCCAGCTTCCCGGCGACCACAACTACACACAGTACGCCAAACGCGGCAAGGCAACACAGTACGCGATTCCCGAAAAGTTCTGGGCTGATGCCCAGGACATTGTGAGGAGACGATGGCAAGCATGAACAATGACCGAGTACGAGAGATCACAAGAGAAGAAATCGCGGATGCGTTTGAGAAACTGGCGAAAGATGGCGTCAAGGGATCCGGCCCGGTCAAGGGGCTTCGTCGTGTCGCCCGGCAACGCCGCAAGGACCAGCAGCTCGCCGCCATGACCAAAGAGCGAGACGCCCTCAAGACTGAGGTTCTAGCCCTACAGCAACAAGACAAGTGGATGGCGATTGCACAGGAGAGAACACAGGCGGCGTGTGATCTGGAGATCGAGCGAGACGCTCTCAAGGCGGCGATGGAGAAGATGACAGCAACCTACGACAAGTTGGCCGCGTCACACAGAGCCCTCAAGTCCGAGCGAGATATGTTGCGAGAGGTCGTGAAAGAGGCGGGGGGGTCGTATCAAGCCCTCAAGGCTGAGAACGAACGGCTGCGGGAAGCGAACGCGGAATGGCAAGGGGCGGCCTGTGACCAGGGGAAGGTGATTGAGAAGCTGGAGACTGAGGTCAAGAAGCTGAAACTCGACCTGGAGATGCAGGTTGAGGAAAACGGGAGGATTCTGGACGAGTTCAATAAGTTGGTGGCCAGACATAATATCGTCCTGTGTCCGAAGTGCGGGCACGAGATCGAGCCGTCGGGAGAATGCTCATGCACCCGAGAGGCCGAGGAGCAGACACCATGACCAGCCGTGAACTTAATGCGAAGGTAGCAGGGGATGTTATGGGGTGGAACCTCTTCCACGATTCCACGGGTATGCAATACTGGCGTAATTCGGAGGGGCAATATCAAAAAGCCAACATGGATTGGAATCCCTCCGAGGATTGGTCCTGCATGGAGATGGTCGTGGAGAGAATGGAGGAACTTGGCTATCGGCTTTGGGTTCGTGATGGACACGTCTTCTTTGCCGGAAAGGGCATCGACCGATGGGGCAGAAGCTCGCCATTCACTTCGGTCAACAAACTCCCTCGTGCAGTATCCGAGGCAGCATTGAAAGCGGTGACGATATGAAAGAATGTGGAATTATCTTCTCTGCGGAAATGGTGAAGGCAATCTTGGATGGTCGAAAGTCTGTCACCCGACGCGTGGTGAAGCCGCAGCCAGCCTACATTTACCGCTTGACAGGCGAACGGGTATACTGTACACTGTACGGCAATCAGGAGTGCTATTGTGGACAAGACCACTACGCTGCGATTGAAGCCGATACCTGTGTCGCCGAACGACGACTACCGGGCGGGAAGCGACGGGCGGATATACTCAAGAACGAAGTACAAAGGCTTTGGGAGGAAGGTGTACGTGGATTGGTATGCCTTGAAGGGACACCGGATCGGAAAGGGTTACTTCGCGGTTTCGTTGTGCCACAAGAACAAGAAGATCACGAAGTCCGTTCATCGTCTCGTTTGCATGGCGTTTCACGGAATGCCGCCAAAGACCACGACGCAGACAAGGCACCTGGACGGGAACCCCGCGAACAACCAGCCCGAAAATCTCGCGTGGGGGACGCAGGTAGAGAACTGGCAGGACCGCAAGGCGCACGGACACGGGATCAACGGAGAGAAGCATCCAATGTCCAAGTTCACGGACGCGGAGAGGCGTCACCTTCAGTGGGCGATACGCAAGGGGCTGTGCAGCCAGAGGCAGGCGGGCAGGGTTCTGGGCGTGTCACAGGCTTGCGTTTGCGAGATTGTCGCTGGCAAGTGGGGATGAGGCTGTATGTGAGGGAGGGCATTCGTGCCAAAGAGGGGCAGGACGGCTTCGGCGTTATCGAGTATCGCGCAGACGGATATACGGGCGGGACCCTTGGCGGCATAGATGGGTTGAGAAAATGGCGGCCGCTTTGGGAATACGGCGGCAGACGCGGAAGCTGGATTCCCGCCATCCACATGCCTAAGTGGGCGGTTCGCATCCGGCGGGAGATCACGGGCATTTCTATCGAGCGAGTAGGGGACATCAGCGAAGAAGATGCGATAGCAGAAGGTGTGCGGGCATTTGAGTACGGCACAGAATATGACACTGACTATGGCGGCAGGGAACACAACGAGAATTATTCCAAGATGTACGGAATGGAGCGTCTGGCTCCGGGCGTCATGGCATTTACCGCAAAGGACGCATTTCGGCGATTTCTCTGGGACAAACTCAACGCCAAGCGGGGCTACCCATGGCAAGAGAACCCTTGGGTGTGGAGAATCGAGTGGAAGAAGGAGACACCATGAGCCTGACGCGCACAAAAATCCCCTATTTGGATTACACGTTCAATCCATGCGGCTTCGGGTGTTCCGCGAAGTGCGACGGCTGCTGGGCGAAATCGCTCGCGCCGCGCATCGGCAAGAACATCGGCTGCGAGCTGTGCGCTTCGTTCACACCGCACCTGCACCCGGAGCGGCTTGGCGACCCGGTGAAGCGGAAGAAGCCTGCGGTGATCGGCGTGCAGTTCACGGGAGAGTTGTTCGAGCCGGACAGGTCACAGAGTGACATGATTGAGATCCTTCACGGCTGCAAGTGCCGGCATCACGAGATGGTTTTTCTCACGCAACGGTCAGTGGTGATGGCTAAGGCCATGCAAATGTACTGGGACGGGCCTGCGCCAGAAAACTGGTATCTTGGCGTCACCGTCCGCGACCAAGACGACTCCCGGCGAATAGACGATCTTGTGGGGAGGGGCGAGAAGGTGTGGGTCAGCCTGGAACCGTTACGCGGACATGTCTGGTCGAGGTATCGCCTGGAGGAGTTTTCTGGCGTCATCGTCGGCTGCGACAACCGGCGGAAGGCGCCGTTCGAGAACGCCTGGGCGCGTGACATCTTGGCGCAGTGCCGCGATGCCAGAATCCCCTGCTACATCAAGCAAATCCGCAGCGAAGACGGAAGGCTGCTGACCGACCCCAAAGACTTCCCCGAAGACCTGCGCGTCCGCGAACTGCCCTGGACCTTGAGGACGAAGACACCATGAGCACAGTACAAGACAACGGCTGGACAACTTCGCGCACCGGCTTCACCCCAACCGCCCCGTCGCTGGGCGGTTACGCGCGCATCCCTTCAAGGGCGACCCGCAGAGGGTCGCAGCCCTGGTGCCACGCCGGCCGGCCACGCACCCAGCGGATCCGGTCGCCTCGAAGGATCACGCCGCCGCACACCGGGCAGAGGCTCCGATGCCTCGCCCTCTTGAACAAGGGGAACGGTTCGAGCATCTCCCCGGTGAATCCGTCGTCTGGCGACTTAGCTCCGGGCTTCGGCATCGGCGCCCACCTTCCTGACGTTGAAGTAATACTGCCACGATGAGGTCCAGGGATTCTCGCTCACGAAGCCCAGCTCCCTGGCCTTCTGGTTGCGGAAGGCACGGAGGTTCCCGTAGGCTTTCTGGAGCAGTTTGTGCGCGCGCTTCATCTGCTGCTGCGTGGGCGCATCTCCCGAGCCGGCGTCGACCACATACCGGTCTGGCCCATGTCCCCCCTCTCGATAGGCTACCTCTCGGTAGGCTATAGTTGGGCGACCTTCGTGGATCTCGGTCAAGCCCTCGTTCACGTTTCGTTGGATGTCAGTTGCCGTCTGCATGATGCTCTCCTTTACGTCTTCGGGTTATGAGGGTCCAACACTGTGGGCGAGAGGGGGAGTGGGCAAAAGGAGCCGCCGTCGGTTCGTAATGAGGACGGCAGGAGAGGGGTGCTGTCTTCGCCGGCGGCGGCATGTTGTCGGTGGGTTGTCCATCCTCATTACGCTGGTATCTTACACCCGGCATCGGCGTCCGGCAAGCACTTCTTGAACATTTCCCGGAAGAATCTTCGTCGACACTTTTTGCAACAACCCCCTTCCCTTCGCCAGACGTGGACGTGTATTCTCATGGGGCAGACGTAACGAAGTCCTACGAAGTCCTACGAAACTCTGGAAGGACCGCATCATGGCAGAACCTACCGACGCAGTCACAGCAGCTCAACATGCAGCCTTCGGGAACAAGGGGCATGGCCAGCTCTGGACCCTCCACGAAATCCTCCTGGCGAACCAGTTGATGCTCGCGCAGCTCTTGACGCAGGGGGCCGACGGCATCACGATCAAGCGGGCGGACTTCGATGAGAACACCGCCACCACCCACGCGAATGTGATCACGGCCGTCGCCGGCAAGAAGATCAGCATCGTCGCCATGATGCTTATCTCGCACGGCGACCAGACGATGGACCTCCTCGACGTTGCGGCGTCTCTGACCGGCCCCGTGGCCATGAGGGAGGGGACGGGCTTCATCCTCCAGAGGGTCAAGCCGCCCGATTTCCACTACCAGAACGCTGCGGTCAACTCCGCGATCAACATCACGCTGACGACGGCGGTCCAGGTCGTCGGGAACATCTGGTACTACGAGGCATAATCATCATGGAAGCCTCTGTAACGGTTAAGACGATAGGTGATGCCCTGAGAGACGTGGCGACGGCTCCACGGGTGATGGAACGCAAGGGAGTAGACCATGTGATTGTCGGTGGTGTGGGGCGCAGGAATCATGCCGATTCCATCGCCGACCGCAACCGGCTTCGCAAGGACTTCCGCGTGGGGCGAATCCGGCTGGCCCTCTACGATCATTCGTGGGGTGTGCGAGTGAAGAAGAAAATCCCGGTCGTGAAACCGGTGTTCCCGGAACCGGTAGTAGAGGTGGATCATGCCTAAAACCACCGCATATTCCAACGGCGCAGGGAGTCGAAGCTGGATCGTGGACGGAGACTGGGACGACGGCGCTCCCGTTTCTCTTGATACTCCGCAGTTCGATAACGGGGAGGGCAGCATAAGCGGGGCGCTGCTTCCGAATGTGGACATGCCCACCAGCGGAACGTACTACGTTGAAATCCTCGCGGGGTATTATGATGAATGGGAGGAGACGAACCCCGTTCTGAGTGACTACACGGGCGGCAGCGGGGGTGTGACGTGGGATACGCTGCTCATCAATCACGCCGATGCTTTTGTCGAGATCGATCACAATGTCGGAACCATCACGATCACGGCGGGTACTGCCTATGTGGAAGGCAGCCTGACGGCGGATGTCGTCATCGACGGCGGGTTGCTTTATACGGAGGATGCCACCCTGATAGGCGACATCACCGACACCGCCGCCGGGACGGTGTACTGGAAGGGCATCGTTGATGGTACGATCAGCCTCACCGCGTCCGAGTTGGAGATCGAGGGGGGTATGGTCTTCACGGCGGACTCCATCACCGTCGCAACGGCGGCGAAGATCATCGCGGTTGATGGTGAGGCAGGCCCACGAGAAATCGTCGGGCCGGTGACGGTGAGTGCGACGTTTGATTGTAGCGTTGACGACGAGGACTGGACTTTCAACGGGGATTGGACCTGCACCGGGGCGACGCTTGCCTTCAACGCCACGGGCAGGGTGATCGTCGCGGGCGATCTCGTCAATGCGAGTGATGCAACCACTCTGACCGGGTCGAAACAGATTCGCATGACCGGGACCGGCAAGACGATCCGGTGGTCCGACTATGATACTGCCGGCAGGATTAATCTGACGATCGGAGCGGGGGCATCGATTGCCACCGAAGTGAGTGTTTTCGCGAGAACTCTCGTCGTGGAGGCGACAGGTTCTCTTGATGCATCCTCCGCACAAGTAGACATATCTCACATGTCTCAAGTGGACTTCACAGACATTGCTGGAACGTATACGGGCGATCTGAAGTTCAGCATCTACTACTCCGCACACACTATCAATACTCGGTTTGTCATCGGCGGAAAACTGACCGCAACAACGCCGGATGTCGATTCGACCGTCATCTATAATGATGTGTTCTCCTGCGGCAGCCTGGACATCAAGAGCAATGTTGACAACAAGGGCGTGACGATAGCTCTTGCCGGTCCCAGTGCGAACTGCGGGGATGTCACGCTCGGAATCGCGACCGGAACCAACCGCTACGGCATCCTCGATGTCAGCGGCGTCAGCGGGGCGGTGCAGATCAACAGCCTCATAGACGGGGTTCAAGACCCCGGCGTTGGATCGAGTGCCTTGGTGCTTGGGACGAAGGATGTCACCGCGGATGGATCGGGAAATTGGGATGGAACGGACATTGCCGTGTCCGCTTCCGGCGGGAAGAACGAGGTGTTCGCCCACGGATCCACCATCGACAACATGGGTGACCCCGGCGCCGTTGTGACCGTGGTCGATGGGGTGGACGGCGGAAACAACCACGCGAACTGGGTCTTCGTCGCATCGAGCGGCGGCGGTATGCTCAAAGGTCTTGGCGTAGGCTAGGTCAGGCAAAGGAGATCGTGTGATTCAAGCGGACGACAAGAAAACTCCGCTAACAAGCGGTGACCCAAATCGCAACCCGGATGGGACATGGCGGCAGGGAAATGTGCCGGCAGGTAGAAACCCTCATATCAAATCCCTCGCCGAATGGCGGGAGATGTTCAAGGCGGCATACGCCATCAAGGGGTCGTCCAGGTTCAAGGAGACTCTGGAGAAACTCCACGAGGCAGTCCTGCAGGGAGAGTCCTGGGCGATCATCGAGGTGCTAAACCGATGCCTCGGCAAGCAGGGTTTGATCCAGGACGACGGGGACGGCGAGGAGCAGGGCAGGAAGATCACGACCATGGCCGAGATGCTCCTGTGCTTCCCCGACCTGACCTTGCCCCTGCCGCGAGGATGTCCACAACCGACCAGGATCATTGCGAGGCTGGTGAAACAGCGTGACAACGGCACAAAGTAACGATCTGCTGGCCGATCCCGCTCCTTTCGACGGGTTCAAGATTCTCACGAAGACGGAGGGGATGATCGATCTGGTCCCCAACTGGCAGCAGTGTCGACTCATCACCGCCGTCGGCATGCAGCAGGGCCTTGGCTTGCCCATACGAATCCTCATCCTGAAGTTCCGCCAGGGGGGATTCAGCACGGCCGTCGAGGCCATCATCTTCAAGCACTGCGACACGATCCCGTACAAGCGCGGCTTCGTCTGCGCCCACGACGAGGACAGTTCCGAAACGCTCTTCCGCATGACGAAGCTCTACTATGACGAGCAGCCCCCGGGCCGACGAAAGCCCACGGACTATTCGAGCAAGAAGGAGATCATGTGGTCCGCCCCTCACCGCAGCCTGATGCAGGTGCAGACAGCCGGCAAGGTGAGCCTCGGCCGGTCCAAGACGATTGACTACCTGCACTGCTCCGAGGTGGCCTGGTGGAAGACGGCCAAGCAGTCCCTGCTCTCCGTGATGCAGTGCATTCCCGACTCGCCCGACTCGATGGTCTTCCTGGAGACGACGGCCAACGGCGTGGGCGGCGAGTTCTACGACATGTGGCAGGATGCAGTGCAGGCCAGGCACGACAACCCCAACGACCTGAGCGGGTTCCTCCCCCTGTTCTTCTCCTGGCTGGACTACCCGCAGTATTCAACGCCCCTGCCCGAGGGCATGACGCTCGACCCCCTGGACGAGGAGGAGGAGGAGTTGGTGGAACTGGGGGCGAACGCCGAGCAGCTCTGGTGGAGACGACGAACGATTGCGGACAAGTGCGGCGGTGATGTCAGCACGTTCAAGCAGGAGTACCCGAGCAACGCCGGCGAAGCCTTCCAGATGTCGGGCCGTGGAGCGATCTCCGCGAAGATCCTGACACATCACAGACGGACGGCCACGAGCCGGGCGGACCCGCAGCGTGCGAGGTTCAAGCTGGATCCCTTGCAGCCGAGCGGGGTGACCATCGAGATCAACAACGACTTCGACGGGATGTACTGGGACATCTGGAAGACCGTCGAGGAGCGTCACGACTACACGGTGGGCGGGGATACGATGGAGGGGCAACTCAGTGACCCGAGCGACGAGGACAGCGAGGCGGACTTCAATGCCGCCCTGGTGCTGGACCGCCACCGCCTTGAATACGTCGCCTTGTGCCACAACCAGGTCGACCCTGACCTCTTCGGCCTTGAGATGCTGAAGGCGGCGATGTATTACAATAATGCATGGGCCACGCCCGAGGCCAACTCCTCCGGCCTGGCGGCACTGCTTGAGTTCAAGAGGGCGAACTACGCCCGGACGTACCGCCGCCTGGGGAACGACGAGAACATCGCCTTGAAGGAAGCGGGCAAGCTCGGGTGGAAGACGATGTCGCATAACCGGGACATGCTGATCGACAACTACCTCGCGGCGTGTCGTGCGGACCCGGTGAACGGCTGGGAGTTCAGCTTGGTCGTGCCGATCCTGCAGCTCGTCGAGCAGGAGGAGCGGTTCTACATCGACAAGATGGGCAAGCGCCGGCATCGATCGGGAGCGCACGATGACATCCTCTTCGCAGCCATGATCTGTTGGGAGCTTCACCTTCGTTGCCCGCGGACGATGGGGCATACGAGCCTCACCCGACGAACAGATGTCGCGGCCACGGACTACCGCTACGCCGGCGGGTACGATCACGGCATCGAGGAGTTCGAGGACGCCGGCGGCGTGGAGAGAACGCGATGACGAAAAGGAGAGTTGACTATGGCGGTGAGTAACCTACTGAGGCTACTGATGCACGGGGCCCCTCTGCCGGGGAATCGCAATGTGCCCGCATCGAAGCCCAACGCCTGGTACAAGCGTGGCGACGGGGATCCGATGAACAAGTGGCTTGCTCGGGTGGCGAGGTGAAGAGGCATGGACATGCTCATGGGCCTGATCGGTGCAGGTGTGGCGTTCTGCCTGTTCATTCTGTTGGCGTGTGGCGTGTGGAAGCTGTATGATCTCTTCCGAGAGATGGTGGGACGATGAAGCAAAGGAGCGTGCGCGATGAGCGACATGATGGCAGTGGTACTGACGTGCCTCGCCTGCTTCCTTCTTGGGACGGTGGCCGGACTCTCCGGCGCGCTCCTTGGCGCGAAGCTGGCGTGGCGGATCGGCAACAACATGGAGCCGACGTTCCTGTTCGATAAGGACGTTGAGGTGGAGAGAACGTCATGAGCGCGGCATTGCTGATAGCAGAGCTGGAGGACCTGGGCCAGAAGTGTGGGATGACGTGGGCAATCCACTACTACCCATCCCTGGATTGTCCGTACCACCTGAGAATCAACCTTGACCACAAGCACAAGTTCCTCCGGAAGGTGGAAGCCGGGACGTTCGAGAATGTCGCCCGGGCGGCGGTGGACTGGATGCGATCGCAAATAAAGGAGACGGCGCCATGACAGCCGGACAGAAGAGACTACGGCGTTGGAAGCGGCGGAACATCAACCCCAGCCGCATGCCCAAGTACCAGCGACGGACAAAGGAGACAGCAGCATGATCTCAGAAGACACGACGCCCGAAGAGCATTCGTATGAGATTGGGGAGATCCGCAACTTCTGCGACAACAAGGGGCGATTCGTCGACCAGGTGACCCGGGTTCATCCCGAGGAAGCCGACTCTCCGAAGGTGCGGTTCATCGGCAAGAGCCAGATTCGCCACGAGGATCCGCAGGGCAACGTCGTGGCGATGACGCCCTTCCAGTTCGAGATCTGCAGGGCGGACACCGTCGAGCAGGCCTACGCCCTGTTCGAGTCGATCAGTGAGAAGGCGGCGGAGGCGAAGCTCGCGCAGATCAAGGAACAGCACGAGGCGATGGCCAAGAACATCGTCGTCCCCGGCAAACAGCTTCCCAAGGGCCTGACTGCCCCGCCCGGCTTCGGTCGGCTCCATCCGAATTGAGAGGTAGCGCATCATGGCGAAGAAGAACGAGAAGATGCAAGAGCGGCTGAAGAACCTGAACGACCTGATCGACGAGATGGTCCGGCGCGCTACGGCGCACCACAAGCTCTGGAAGCCGGTGTACGAGGACGGCCTGAACTACGTCTTCAACAACCAGCTTGTCGGCCAGGATGCTCGCGAGGGGTGGGATCGCATCGTCACGAACCAGATCTTCCCCGCCATTATGCAGGAGTCGGCCCTGTTGGCCCAGCAGTTCCCCAAGCTCATCACCTTGCCGTGGGAGCAGGGGGACCAGGCGGGAGCGGATGTCTGGCGCGACATCCTGCAGTGGCAGTTCGAGAAGGGGTTGCGCATCCCGGCGCACCGCCTGGCTGCGATCCTCGACGGCAAAGTGTTCGGGCACTGGGTCACGAAGGTTTATTGGGAGCCGAAGCACGAGTGGGACGAGGAGAAGAAGCGGTGGAAGGGCGCGACGCAGATCACGCTCTTGCGCCCCGACTACTTCGGCATGGACCCCGAAGCCGAGGATGGCGATCTCCACAAGGCCGAATACTGCTACTGCCACCGTCGGGTGAGCGTGGCGTGGCTGATTCAGAAGTGGCCGGCGTTCAAGGAGGAGATTGAGCTTGCGGCCGAATCGTCTGAGGAAGAAGTGGATCCCTTGGGTGGCCTGGCGCTTGAGGTCACGGCGGTATCGAGCAAGGCGGCTTTGGAAGGTTCGACGGTCAGCGGGGAGCGAGGCAAAGGAGTCGCTCAGACGCCCCGGGTGGAAGGGCGCCTGGCGTCGCTGCTGTTGGGCGCCGTGGACAGGTCGTCGCTGTTGGGCGGGGACAAGGCCGAGTCGGGCGGGGTGGACAAGCGAAAGATCAACATCCTCGAAATCTTCTGGAAGGACCGCGAGGAGAAGACGATCACCGAGAAGAAGCAAATCCCCCTGGCCGAGCTAAAGGAGATGGGCGTCGTCAGGCTGGAGCAGGACGATGCCGGGGTCGAGGTCTTCAAGCTGGTGTCCACGGGTGAACTGCTGGGTGACGAGAACTGGCCCACGGTGACCGAAAGCCACGAAGCGCCAACCTATCCCCGAGGGCGGTACGCCATCCGGGTGGGGTCCGACGTGATCCTGAACCCGAAGGACGAAGAGCAGGTCTGGGACTATCGCAACTGGCCCTACATCATCGGCGTCAATCACATGCTGCCGCACACCTGGCACGGCCTGAACGGAGTGGAGATGGGTCGAGCGATTCAGGACTGGCTGAACATCGCGGCCTCGCATCTCGGCAACTACGTCAAATACTTCGGCGATCCCATCATCAAGGTCGAGCAGGGGGCGATCCAGAACTGCCCGGACAATCGCAACGTGGCCGAGAAGATCAAGGCTCACGCCGGGGCGATCTGGAAATGTGCGACGGGCGGGTCGGGCAAGATCGTCCGAGAGCCGCCGCCGCCGATGGGGACCGGCGTCGTCGAGGTGTACTCGCTGTTGGCGCAGCAGCTTCGCGACACGACGGGCATACAGGAAATCGCGATGGGCCGCGACACGACGGGGGCGACCACAGCCACCGAAGCGTTGCGGATGGACACGATGACCCGACTCCGCACGGGTTTGCAGTCGATCCTCTTGGAGGACTACACGATCCGCCTGATGGAGGTCGTCCACGAAGTCACGGCCAGGAACTCCCGGGCGGGCGATCTTCTCCGCATCATCGGCGCGAGCGGCGAAGGGTTCCACGCTCGGGTGGCTACGCTCACGGAGGGGGACATCGACGCACGGTTCGACCTCGAAATGAACGTGGCGACGAGCTTGCCGTTCGACCTGGCTCGTCGCAAGCAGGATGCGATGGAGTTGTACCAGGTTCTCGGCGAAGCCTACCTGCGTGAGTTGCTGGAGGCCTACGAGGTGGAGAACATCGACGAGATCCTGTCGAGGAACCAGGCGTGGGCGATGATCCAGGAGATTCTTGCCCAGCAAGAGGCGACGGAAGGGGGACCAACGCAACCAACTCCAGGGCCAGGTACTGAAGCCCGACCAGGCGCTGCGTCCCCCGCCGTCGCTCCCAATCAACCGGCTCCCGAGACGGGGCCGATCCAACCAGGCACGGCAACGTAAAGGAGATCCACCATGCAGCAGATGATCGAAGTCGTTCGAGCTGAAGACGGGCGAGTCTGTCACGCCAACACGCACCAGCTTCTCACGACGGAGGAGGTCGAGAAGTACAAGGACGGCATGATCCTCCTGGGCGGTTCGTCGCCGACGGTGGTCAAGGTCGGTCCTGACGGGTCCATCATGGAGGAGATTCCCGTGCGCGTTCATGGCGGCGAACCGGACAAGACGTTGCTCGATTCGACGAGCATCGAGAACTACGCCGAGAAGTGCAAGCCCGCCATGTTCAGCACCCTCTACGGCATCCGCACGTTGAACGGGGAGCGGTATCTGATCGACGGCGCGGTGCAGGACTACGCCCATCCGGCGGGGGCGGATCGGAAGATCCGGGACATCACGATCAATTGGGAGGACCAGTTGGCCGAGATTCGCTTCGACGACGGGTCCACGGACATCCTGATCGGTTGCCCGTTCGTCGCAATGTACAAACTGAAGGAGTTGGAGAGCGATGATACGGAAACTCAAGGACGGATGGCACGTTCTCTCGGAGAAGGGCAAGAACCTCGGCGGTCCCTATCCGAGTCGGAAGAAGGCCGAGGAGCGGCTGGCGCAGGTGGAGTACTTCAAGCACAAGAAGGCGAACCCGGCGGCGGCGGTGACATCGGCAAGGAGTTAAACAATGGCATCCAGCCCGACAACAGCGAAAGTGGACAAGGCCGAAGAGTGGAAGTGGAAGGTGGAAGACGCCGCCCGGACACTCATGGCCTTCGAGAAGATCCGCAGCGATCCGAAGCTCCTGGCCGCAGCGAAAGCGGAGTTGAAGAAGCAGCGGAAGGAAATCGACCGGGCCGTGAACGCGGAGCCGGCAGCAGCAGTACGGAAGGAATGACCCATGACGAAGAAAAAGGCGAAGAAAAAGGCGAAGAAAAAGGCGTCGAGGTCGACCCGCACGGGCAGCAGTGGCCGGAAGAAGTCGACTGCTCCCCCGCGCAGCCACAAGCGGAAGGAACCGCCGGACAACCTGCCTGACAGCCTGCTCCTACAGGAGCGTGTGCGGATTCAGGCCAGGCCTCACCCGTTGTCGACGGCCGAGCAGGCCCGGCTCGATGAACTGAATACGCTCATCAAACCTGCCCGCGGCAGGTAGGTAGACTCGTCCCATTTTTTGCGGTGACGGGCTTGACAATCATCGCGTCCCTGCGTGATGATACGATTACGGTGCTGACGGAGAGCCAATAGGACATGCTGTGGTTTACGGGCAATCGTCGCCCTGGTACACTAGCCGAAAGGACACCGCCAGCAAACACGCCTACGGACAGGGGCCGTAGCCCAGGAGCTACTCTCATGGCAAAGCAGACAGAGTCTCAAGTGGATGCAGCTATCGCAGAACGTGAAGCAGCCGGCGGAGTTCAACCTCCCCAACCCGAGGACGCCCAAGTTGTAGGCCCGATGCAGGGGATCTCTGCAGAATCCCTGTACGACAAACCTGGCGAGGGTGTCAACGGCGAGGAAGGCCTCTCGGACGTGACGGTGAAACCCACGGACGAAAAGGCGGAAGAAGAGAAGCCGCCCGAGAAGTCCGAGGAAAAGCCGCCCGTCGAGAAGGACGAGGAAGCTGACACTAAGCCTGGGTGGGACAAAGAGCGCCAGGAGAAGGATCAGCAACTCGCGAACCTCCGCAAGACGAACGAAGTGCTGCTCTCGCAGCTCAAGGCGTCGGGCGACAAGCCCGATGGCGAAGACACAGTGGCGACGATCGACAAGCCGCTGATGTCGGACGAGGACTTCAACGAGTTCCTCGGCATGGATGCGCCTGACGAGTTCGCCGACGAGGACGAACGGAAGGCCTACGACGGGAAGAGGAACCTCGCCATGAGGGAACTCCTCCGTCGTGACCAGGTGCGGACGCAGAACGACGCGGCCCGCACCGAAGAGGAAGTGATGACGGCGAATCGGTCGGCGTACAACACGCTGCTCGATGAGGCGGACGCGCAATACGGCGCGGAACACCGCAACGCCGCCGTCAAGCAGATGGCCGACCTGTGGCAGGAGCAGGGGTTCGCGCCCGGCAACTACCCGTCGGCTGAAATCACCAGGTTGGCGATCATGGGCGTGTACGCCCAGCTTGCTCTCAAGGCGAGCGGGAAACCGCCCGTCAAGAAGGCGACGAAGAAGTCGATCCCCCTGGATTCCGGCCGCGGTGGCGACACCCCGACCCGGAAGAAGGGCGGCGACCTGAACCGGAGCAATGAGCAAGCCCTCGCCGAGATGGTGGAAAGCGGTGAGGCCGACTGGCTGAAGGGCCAGGGGTCTGACTTCGGTATCTAAGTAGGCACAAGTGAATACACCCGGAGAGCTGGGCTGGCCGGCCCGGTGATCTGCGAGAAGCGATCAGAACCCTCCTTGTCCTGCATGCAGGGGACAGGGAGGGTTTCTCTTTGGGTCAAGGAAAGCGAGAGTAATCATGGATTTTGAAGCAAGCAACAACGCCAACATCCAGGCGACCACTCGTTCGCTGTTCCTGAACCAGGTGAAAGCCCAGGTCCTGATGAAGATGCCCCTGCTGGCCCGGCTGCTCTTGGGTCGGCGCATCAGCTTCAAGGGCGGCAAGTTCATCACGCGGCCGGTCGACAAGGCCGAGATGGACAGCCTGGCGCAGGCGTATTTCCCCAGCGAACCCCTCACGTCGGGCCGCAAGGAGCTGCTGGAGTCTCCGTATTTCCACTGGAAGTATGTGCAGGTTCCCGTCAGCTACGACGTGGAAGAGGAGTTGCAGAACGATGGCGGTTCGGACACGGCTCCGGTGGATCTGGTTCAGTTCCTCGTCAAGAAGGCGCAGCGCGCCGCTCGGATCAAGCTGTACAAGATGATGTACGGTATCGACACGAGCGGATCGGACTCCGACCACGACAAGGACTTCCAGTCCGTA